GGCGAGGGCGGGCAGGACGATCGGGGCGAGGACGCCCGCACGCCACGCGGCGGCAACCAAGTCCTTGCCGCCGGTCGGCTGCGCCTTGCTGCCGCGGGTGTAGGTGAGGCGGTGCGAGGGGGCGCGGGACGGCCGTATCTCGACTCCGGGCACGTTGTGCATCTCGCCCGTGGTGGGGTCGACGTAGCGGGCCACGCCGGCGGCGGTCGCCTCCGCGAGGACCTTGCCGGTGAACCCTGGGCGCACGGTGGTCACCACCTGGGCGGGGATCACCTCGACGACGTGCTCACTGGGGTAGTGGTCGCGCACCCATGCCCGGAACGCGTCCTCGTCGACCACCTGCGCGGCCCGTTCCCCGCCCTGGCGGGAGACGCTGCCCACCTTCGTGCCGTCGGGAAGGGTGGCGTCGGTCTTGGTGGTGCCTACGGCCTTGTACTGCCGTTCGAGTAGGTCGGCGGCGTCGCGGCGCGCGTCGTCGCGGGCTTCCTTGACCTTGTCGAACAGGGCGTCGAGGACGGCTTGCCGGGTGACGGCGTCGCGGACGGCGTTCGGGTCCGGCGCGGTCGGCTTCTCGGGCTGCTCGCTCACTGGGCACCCCTGGCGGCGGCCTGCTCGATCATCTGCCGGAATGCGTCGAGGGTGACGGCGGGGGCCTGGTCGATGGGGATGCCGTAGGCGCGCTCGAAGTCGGCGTCGAGGGTGGGGAGGTTGGCGCGCGAGGCGGCGACCCTGAGCCGGTTCTCGGCCTCGACGGCGGCGCGCTCGGCGTTCGCCGCGTTGGCGGACACGACACCCTCGGCGGCGGCGGCGTCCGACACGGAATGCGGGGCCGGTCCGGTCGGCTCCTTCGGCGCGGCGGGCTTGCTGTTTCCGATGTGCGCGAGGCGGGCGAGGTGTTCCGCCGGGGCGCCCTGCGCCTTCCGCTCGTCGTACAGGCGGCGCACGTCCTCGACGGTCGCGGCGGCGTGCGCGGTCCGGATGTCGTCGAGGGCGGCGAGGTAGTGCTCGGGGGCGCCATCGGCCTCCGCGGCGGCCCGGATCGCGGCGAGGGCGTCGGGGTCGGCCGTGGCGAGGGCTTCGGCGAGGTAGTCGCGGCGCTCCTGCTGCGGCGCGGTCGCGGCCGGCGGGGTGTTCGGCGTCGACTGCACGACCGTGGCCGTGGTCATCTGCGGCGCGTCCACCCGCTCGACGATGACCGGTTGGCCTTCCTGGTCCACGACGGCCCCCAGCTCCTCGGGGGTGTAGATGGCGCCGTGCAGTACCTCGGGGCACGCGATGCGCACGGCCTCGGCGATGGCGCGGGCCCGCAGCATGGCGCGCGGGAACTTCTCCCACGGCTGCGGGCGGTTCTTGTCGTCGCGGGCGTACGGGCGGCCGTTGCGCATCTCGCACAGTCCGGCCGTGACGGCGTCGTCGAGGGTCCACTCGACCACCGACTCGTCGTCGGGGTCGTCGGCGCGCTGGATACGCACCTCGCACCGGGTGCGCTCCGACTTGATGCGGACGCGGTGGCCGGCGCTGCGGGCGCGGCCCAACATCAGGTCGGCGGACTGGGTGGGCTTGCCCTTGATGACGTGGATGGTGGTGATGGTCGTGACGACGTCGAGCCCCAGGGCGCGGCCGTACTCCATCGCCCACAGCACGGACGCGGGCTGTCGACGGTAGGCGTCCGGCAACAGGGGCGTTTCGGCGAGGGAGGCGCAGAACTCCCACGCCTCCCGGGGGGACATGTGGGCGAGGGACAGGGCGCCGCCGGGCGCGATGGGCGCGGGCGCGGTGCGGGTGGTGGGCAGGGTGGTGACGGTCACTTGCGGTCCTTCGTGCGGTTGTTACGGATGTGCGCGGCGCGGCGGGTGAGTCGGGTGCCGAGGGTGATGGCCTCGTCCGGGTCGAGCAGGGGGTCGAGGGCCGCGGCCGACGGGCAGACGCCGAGCAGTTCCTCGCGGAAGCTGTCGGCCTGCGCGGCGCCGATGGCGCGGCGCGCTTCGCTGGCGTCGTCGGTGACCGTGATGCGGTCGAGGGCGACGACGGCGGCGGCGTGCGCGTTGAGCAGGCGGCCCACGGCGTCCGGGTTGTCGGCGTAGGCGAGGGCCAGTTCGTCGAGCAGGGGCGCGGCGTGGTCGGTGAGGGGCAGACGGACCATGCGGCCGTCGGGGGTGATCTGCGGGACGATCACGGGCGGGCCTCCGGGGTGGTGTCGAGGGCGAGGGCGGCCGGCGCGGTCGGCTCGTCGACGGCGAGGGCGCCGGTCGTCGCGTTGTAGGTGCGGGGGACGGACCAATCGGCGGCGGGGAACGCGCGCCGCAGCAGGCCGAACGCGGCGCGGGTGGCGTCGAGGTCGGCCTCGACGGGGCGGCCGGCGGAGTCGTCGAGGACCACCCACGTGCGGCGGCGGCCGTCGCGGGTGACGGGGACGGTGCGCACGCGGGCGGTGCCCGGGGCGATGGCGTCGAGCTGGCGGGCGATGACGGCGACGAACTGCGTGCGCTGGCGGGCGCGGCGGGCGCCGAGCACGGCCTGTACGGCGCGGGGGGTGCGGGTACGCTGGGGGATGTTCACGATTGGTCCCTTCGGGGGTTGGTCGAGTAGGGCCGTCCGGGTCGCATCCGGGCGGCCCTTTCGCGTTGTCAGGCGGCGGCGCGGTGCTGCGGCGCGGTGCGCTGCTGCCGTTCGAGCCGGCGCAAGGTGAGTTCGACGTCCGCGGGGAGCCGGCCGGCGGCGCGGTCGGCGTCGCGGCGGGCGCGGGCGGCGTCGAGGACGGCGCGGGCGGCGGCGATGGCTTCGGCGCGGGGGATGACGGGGGCGCTCATACGGCCTCGCACGTCGGTTCGCTGGGGGTGAGGAGACGGGAGAGGGGGAGCCCGTAGGCGTCCTCGACGGCGGCGGCGACGGTGGGGGAGGGCGCGGTCCGGCCGTGCCACAGACGCCATGCCGTCACGGGCGAGATTTCGAGGGCGGCGGCTACGTCCGTGTAGTGGCCGTGGCCGTGGGCTATGGCCACGGCGCGGAGCTTTGAGCGGTCGTACTGCACAGCGGTGCCTTTCATCCGTGGCATCTATCTGCCGTGACAGACGTTAGCACTCATCTTTCATGATTGAAAGAAACCGGTCAGGGAAGACGCCCCTTCACGCAGGGTGCGAGGTCGTTGACAGGGGGGCACGACGGCGGCAAGATCGTGCATCAGTTCGGCCCATTGCCGCAGGTAAGTGGGCAAACTGACCATGGGGAGGGGTAGGCCATGCCGCGACACGTCATGACTCATTCACTACGTGTCACCGCTGGCAGTAACCCGCTACATTTCACCCATGAAAAGCAGCGCCGACTTTGCAACCTGGCTTCACGGCCAGCTCACCGACCGCGGATACGACCTCAGTCAGCGCGGCGGCGGCCGTAGCCGCTTCGCCGAGGATTCAGGCATCAGCCCATCCACCGTCGGCAGACTCCTCCGCGGCGAGGGCGCCAAAGACATTGGCACCCTCACCACCCTCGCCAACGCCCTAGGTCTCCCGCTCGGGGATGTACTCGTGGAGGCCGGCGTACTCAGCCGCGGCGAGCTGGACAACGTGCAGCACCCCACCAGCGGACCGCGCCGCATCACGCCCGAGCAAGCCGCCGACGAACTCGGCATCAAAGACGACCAGGCACGGCGCGTGTTCGTGTCCATGGTCGAAACACTGCAACGCACGCCACCCCCCACGGAGCAACGCAGCGCAGAGCAATGAGCACCGGAGGCACCTTTGAACGCCCGCTCCCTTTCCGTCCTGGGTATGACCTCGCTTGCCCTTGCCATGTCCCTGGGGGGACTCGCCTTCATGACCGACCATGACGACCTTGCACGGATCGGCCTGCTCATATCCGTGCCCGCCGCAACGGCGTCCGCCGTAGGGGCACTCCGCCGACAGGTCGCCGTCAACGACGACCAGCTCGCCGAGGCGCACGCCGCCGGCTACGCCCTCGCCCTCGACCACGTCGCCCGCGGCCTGCTCGACCAACACACCGCGCCGGCCCCTGACGGGACCCACAACGACACCCCCAGCGCCCACGTCCACCACCTCTACGCCCTGCCCGATGACGACAAACGGGCCGCAGGATGACGACGGCACCCGCGACGTTCCGCAGCAGCGACGCCCCCGACGGCGACCCGTACATCGGCTACATCAGGGTCTCGACCTGGAAAGAGGAGAAGATCAGTCCCGAGCTGCAACGGGACGCCATCACTCAATGGGCCCGCCGCACCGGGCACCAGATCATCGGATGGGTTGAAGACCTTGACGTGTCCGGCCGGCATTTCAAACGCAAGATCATGCGCTGTATCGAGCGCGTCGAGGCAGGCGAGGCACGGGGCGTAGCCGTCTGGCGGTACTCCCGATTCGGCCGGGACCGTACCGGCAACGCGGTCAACCTCGCCCGACTCCAACAGGCCGGCGGGGAACTGGAATCGGCGACGGAACCGGTCGACGCATCAACCGCCATCGGCCGATTCCAGCGCGGAATGATTCTGGAGTTTTCCGCGTTCGAGTCGGACCGCGCCGGCGAGCAGTGGCGCGAGACCCACGACCACCGCCGCTACAAACTCCAACTTCCCGCCCACGGCCGCAAACGGTTCGGCTACGTCTGGCACCGACGGTTCAACCCCGCCACCGGAGAGCTACAGAAAGAGCGCTACGAACCCGACCCGACAACCGGGCCCGCGGTCGCTGACCTGTACCGCGACTACGTCAGCGGCGAGGGTTTCACCGTCCTGTGCGGCCGGCTCAACGCCACCGGCCACCGCACCACCCAGGGAAGCCTCTGGACCACTGAAACGCTCACCCGCTACATGGACTCCGGCTTTGCCGCCGGACTGCTCATCGTCCACAACCCCGAATGCCGCTGCCGCAAGACCGACGGGACATGCCGCAACCGCGTCCACATCCAGGGCGCACACGAGGAGTTGATCGATTTCGACCTCTGGCAGGCGTACCAGCAGCGACGCAAGGAGGTGAAACGCACCGCGCCGCGGTCCCGAACCGGACTCTACGAACTCACCAGCCTCGCCAAATGCGCCCAGTGCCGCGGAGGAACCAACCTCAATGCCGCCCAGCGTGACGGCGTCAACGTCCCCGGATACGCCTACCGGTGCGGCGCCCGCGCCAAAGCCGGCGCCCTCGCCTGTGAGGGCGTGTACGTCCTTCGGGAACGCGTCGAGAAGGAAGTGTTCGACTGGCTCACGCGCGAGGCCGCCGACGACATCGATGCGGCTCCGCCGACGGAGCAGGCACCGGAACGCGACCGCGCCGCACAGCAGGCCGCCACCATGCGGGCCCGCGCCCGCGCACAGGCAGACGTCGACAAGCAACGGCAGGCCCTCGCCCGGCTACGCGCCGACCACGCCGCCAACCCGGAGGACTACGCCGAAGGCGAGTACGAGGAAGCCGTCGCGCAGATCCGGGCCCGCCAGGCGGAGGCTCAGGCCGTCCTCGACGCCGTCCCGGACGTCGAGCCGCTACCCGACCGAGCCGAGTACGCGCCGCTCATCGTGGGCACCGTCGCGGAGTGGCGCACGCTCGACGTCCGCGGCCGGAACATGATCTATCGCAAGTTGATACGCCGCGTGGCTCTTGTGCGGCACGGGCCGGGGTCCGACGCGGTCGAGGTGCAGGTGCATCCCGTGTGGGAGCCGGACCCGTGGGAGGAGAAACCGGCCCGGACGTAGTGACATACCGCGTGGTATGTGCGCAGAATCTGTCCACCCGTCGCAACGTGGCGACTGCCCACCGGGAGGACAGCCGTGCAAGGTCTCATGCAAGATGTGCCGCTCTTGATCAGCCGAATTCTGGAACACGGCCGGACCGTTCACGGGCAGTCGACCGTGACCACCTGGACCGGCGAGGGCGCGCCACAGCGCCGGACGTTCGCGGAGATCGGCGCCCGCGCGGCCCAGCTCGCCCACGCCCTACGCGATGACCTCGGAGTCACGGACCAGAGTGTTTTGGGCACACTGATGTGCAACAGTGCATCTAAAACACTCACCGCGTGACCTGCGGAAATGCAAAAGGGCCCGCCCCCGGAAGGTGGGGGCGGGCCCTATCGGCGCCCGGCCACGGCCGGCGTCGCGGCCGGACGCTGACCTAGTGGAGACAGCGACGGATCAGGATGTTGCAGTCAGACACCCGCGTCCAGTCGCCCGCCGTGCGGGCGGCGGATCGGTCGCGCGCCCACTTCTGGCACCGCGTGCATCCCGGGGCGGGGGTTGCGTCGGGGAGCGGTACCCCCAGCGCTACGGGCTCGTCCATCGTCTTCCGCGGGCCCATCACTTGTCGGCCTCCTGCTCGCGGCGCAGGACGGCCCACAGGGCGGCGCCCGCCGGGCAGGTCTCGAACCTGTTGCACGGCTCGCACGGCTTGATGTTCGCGGTGCCGCCCAGGTGGTTGAACAGTGCCTCCCACGCAACCCACGTCGACAACACCTCCAGCCGGTGCGTGACGCGGCACGGCCGGCACGCGTAGAGGGTGCCGCCCGCTCCCTCGCCCTGCTCGATGACCTGCACGGGGCGAGCGGGGGCCATGCCCTTGTGCCATGAGCACCACTGGACCGGCACGGTTCCGTCGTTGCGGTGGGTGTCTGTACTCTCCTGCATGTGTCGTGCGCTCCTTTGCAGCGTCGACCGTGGCTCTCGGACCGTGGCCCGGTCCGGGAGCCGTTTCCATGTCGCTCACGGTACCCGAGCTACACCCCTCCGCAACCCCCTACGGCGCACTACGTACCTCCACGCACCTCCGCGGTGCGCCGCGCTGCCATGAGGCGGCGCGCGGTGGACCGCGTGACGATGCCGGTATGAGCGAGGACGCCCAAGAGGTCACGTACGAGTACGTGCGCATTGCGGACCTGATCGCCGCGGACATCGCGGCCGGCCGGCTCCCCCTCGGTGCGCGGCTGCCGGGCGAGCAGGAACTCGCCGAGCTGCACGGGGTGAGCGTGTCGACGTCGCGGCGGGTGCGGCGTGAGCTGGTGCGGCGCGGTCTCGTGCGGGTCCTGCCGGCCAAGGGGAGCTTTGTGGTCCGTACGGCGGCCGTCGAGGACGGGACCGCAGAAACGCCCCCGCCCGGCCCGTGAGGGCCGAACGGGGGCGATGTGGTCAGACTCCTGTGCGGTCGTACTCCTCGACGCGAGGCGGCGGCGGGGGCGGGTCCACCCCCCGCGCGTGCAACTCCTTGGCCAGCGTGCCCACGTACCGGGAGAACTCCCGGACCAGGACGCGCAAGTTACGGGTTTCCGCTCGTAGCTCCTCCAGCTCCTCGCGCATGCTGCGCCGGATCGCCTCGAACGCCTCGCGGTCGGCGGCGCGCTGCGCCGGCTCGGCGGCGGCCTGTGCGGCGGCGCGGTTCGCCTCGGCGGTCGTTGCTGCGGCGGCCCGGGTCGCGCGTGCGGCGAACAGACCGGAGCACACCAGGGCGACGGCGCCCAGCAGTGATCCGGTGACGGCCGCGACTACCCCCCAACCCCCGTTCACGTGGGGCCCCCTCTTCCTCTCGGGTGGGGCACGGAGTGTTCCGGCACGCTCGCGGCCCACAGAATCACGGCACAGTGGCTCACCGCATACCATCCGGCGACAGTCCAGCCGCGGGGGTAGTCGTAGGCGAGGGCGGCCCACGCGTACGCGGAGCCCCACACGAACGGGGGGATCAGTGCGGCCACGAACCCGCCCCAGTCGCGGCCGATGCGGAGGAACGCGCACACGAACGTGATCGCACCGCAGACGATCCAGACCAGGGCCCACGCGCGGATATCGCCGGTCCGGGTCAGCAACTCCAACCCTCGGGGGCGGGTCTCCTCGGTCAACAGGTAGCCGAGCCCGTACAGGACTTTCCCCGTGCCCAGTAGGGCGAGGGCGATGCCGCGGCGGCCCAAGAGTCGCCGGACCGCCCGGCACATCAGCCGGCCGCCGGGCCGGACGGCGGTGCGGTGTCGTCGCGGAGTCCGAGCCCGAACCGGTCGAGCAGGCGTTCGAACGGGTCCGATGCCATGAAGCGGGCGACGATGCCGGCGGCGACGGCGGCCGTACCGGCGGCGGCGACGAGCCACGGCGCGGCGACGGCCAGGGCGTCGTTGTCGGCGACCATCGCGGCGAGGGCGGGCAGGACCGCGGCGACCGCGGCGAGGGTCTGTATGCCGGTACGGATGGCGCGCTTGTTCTTCGGGGTCATGGGGTGAACTCCAATCGGGTGGCGCGGCGCGGTGGCGGCGCGGTGGGTGAGGTGTCAGGCGAACAGGCGGCGCCACGTCTCCGGGCCCGGGTAGCCGTCGGCATCGCCGCCCGTCCACCCCTGCGCCCGCTGGAACGCGGCCACGTTGAGCCGGTCGGCCTCGGTCCAGCGCGGTCCGGGGCCGGTGCGGTAGTGCCGCCCGTACCCCTTGGCGACGAGCTGCCTACCGAGGCGGGTGACGTGCTCGTTCACGGCCCCCGGCTGGAACTTGTCGCGGCCCGGGAACTTGGGCGCGGCCGGCTTCGGCTTGGCGGCCGGCTTCCCCTTCGGCTTGCTGGGCAGGGAGCCGAGCAGGGCCCGTAGGCTCGATTCCCCTGGCACCCCGTCGGCGTCGGCGCCCTTGTAGCCGAGCGACCGCTGAAACGCCGCGTAGTTCTCGGTATCGGCGTCCGACCACGTCGGCCCCGGGCCCTCCTGGTACGCGTCGCCGTGCCCCTTGGCGACCAGGGCCTTACCGACGGCGGTGACGTGCGCTCCCGTGGCGCCGTAGCCGTACTCAAGGCCGTTGATGGTGACGCGGTAGCGGGCGGGCCCGTCCTGCTCGGCCGGCTCGTCCTTGCCCGGCGCGGTGCCCTCGGTGATGGCCTTCGCTCGGCGGACGATGTCGTCGAGCTGGGCGACGATGCGGGAACCGGGGCACGACGTGTGTCCGCCCCAGTCGCTACCGCCCATCGCGTGGTAGCCGAGCCCGCGCTCGGACGGCGAATGTGCCACCCGGAGCGGGACGTCGTAGGCGGTGTGCGCCCACGCCAGGACGCGCGCGTTCGCGTCGAGCTGGGCGTCGGTGAGCTTGTCGCCGCCCTTGCCCTCGTTCTCGACGCTGAGCCACTGCCGGTTTCCGCCGGCCTGTGCCCATGCGCGGTCGGCGGTGTCGACCCACTGGCGGAGTCGGCCGGTCTTGCTGGTGCCGAAGTGGCTCGACGCCTGCGCCTTCGGGTTGCGGAACCATGAGTCGGTGCCCTCGAACGTGCCGGCCATGATGTGGACGACCACGCCCCGGACGGAGTCTTGTCCGCCCGGGGTGCGGTTGACGGAGATCGGGCGCCACTCGGCGCCGGGCATGCGTGCCATGCGGGGTGTCTCCAGACATGAGAAAACGCCCGCGGCGCGGTGCCGGGGCGTGCGAAGGGGAGAGGGTCAGGCGGCGGCGATGGTGGTGACAGTGCCGTTCGGGCCTCGCCACTTCAGGGCGCCGGCCTCCGCGTACAGGACGCCACCTCCGACGGGGTTGGTGGCGGGCACGGTGGTGGCGTTGGTGATGCCGAGCACTCCGGAGCCTCCGCCGAACGTGACGGAGGTGCCGCCCACCTGCATGCCGGTGCCGGCTGCGTACAGCGTCTCCAGCGTGACTATCTGGCAGGTGGGGGTGATCCGCGTGCGGGTGGCGCCGTCCGTCGACCGCTGCCACTCCATGAGGTTCGATCCGGTCGTGCCCGCGGCGCGGACGACCATGGCGGGGGTGGTGGTGTCCGGGACGCGTAGGTCGAGCATCGCCGTGGGGTTGTAGCCGATCGCCCCGCCCATGGCTATGCGCCCGTTGGCGGCCATGCGGAGATCGTCTTTCCCCTTGGTGTTCCTGACGGTGATCAGGTTGCCGGTCGTGCCGCGCTCGCCGTCGGCGCGGTCGATGGTCGAGTTGATGAACAGGCCCTGGGCGGCGGTGCCAGCGCCGACCAGGTCGACGGACAGGGCGGCGGCGCCGGAATCGTCGGCGGCGCCGGCGCGGTCGTGAGTGACCTTGATAGTGCCGGTGTTCGTCTCCTTGCCGGACACCTGCACGGCGGAGAAACCGGGGTTGTCGCTCACGGCATTCAGGGCGCTGCCGGTGCCGGACGTGGCGGCCATCCATGCCGTGATGGCGTGGCCGGCGGTGGTAACGGTGCTCTTGGACGTGAAACCGTGCTGCGCGGTGTCCACCCGGAGCGTGCCGGTGTAGGTGCCGCCGGTCGAGGGGACGGCCCCGACGTCCGGCGCGGTGAGCGTCACGGCCGGTGTGCTCTTGCCGTTGACGGACTGCACCACGCCCGGGGCGCCCTGCGGTCCGACCAGGGACGCGAGCCACTGCGACAGGGTGCCGGTGAAACCGTTGTCCACAGCGTGTTGATAGGCGCTCTTGCCGGTGACGGCAACGTAGTTCGGGGTGCTCGGGTCGGTGGGGGCGATGTCGGCGATGTCGACGTGCGGCGTAGCGGCCGGCAACAGGATCTGATAGTTGCGGTTCTGCGCGACCGTGGCGAACTGCTCGCCGACGCTGTAGCTCCACCCGCTCGGGTTCATGCCGGGGGCGTCCGTGGCCGGTAGGACCACGCTGAAACGGCCCTGGGAGTCGAGCGGCACGGTGACGGGCCCGCCCAGGACGACGTCATGGTCGGCGAACGTGATCAGAGACGGGGCGCGGAACACCACCTGCCCGGACAGCGGCTGTCCGTCCGGGCGGAGGTAGCGGCCGGTGACGGTCACGGTGGGGATGCCCTCGGGCAGGGACACAGGGCCTCCTAGTTGGCTTCTTCGGGGGTGCGGGTGTTGAGTCCCCACAGGCCGCGCACGCGGAGTGTGCAGGTGCCGGTGCCGCCGGTCCGCTGTCCCCACATGACGACGGATGCGCCGGTCCCGTGCGGGAGCGCGTTGGAGTCGAGGGGGATGCGCTCGGATATCTCCAGCACCGTTGCCGTGCTGGTGAGCGTCCATGTGCCGTAGTCGGTGGTGCCGATACGGAGCCGCGCGGTGGCGGACGTGCCGGACGGCCCGGAGAGCTGGGCGACGACCGCCAGCACCTTGTGCTGCACGACCATGTGCCCGCTGTACAGCGCGGTATCGGTATCGCTGGTGAACGTCACGGGCGGGGCGCACGGGATCGGCACCCACGGCCGGCCGAGGTAGCCGTCCGCGTGCGCGTCGTCCATGACGATGACCTGGCCACCGCGGGAGAGGGTGCGGACCATCTGGCCGGACGTGGCGACGTCCGTGCCGACGGTGAGCGCAAGGGTGCCGTCCTCGCGGCTGAGGTTGACGGCCCAGTCACCCGCGGGTGTCTCGCCGGTCTCCAGCATCCGGCCCCCGCCGGGTGCCTGCGCGACGAGCCGACCGCCCTCGCCGATGACCACATCGCCGTGCAGTACCTCGTTCATCGCGGGCCGCATCTGTGCCCGGCCGCGGAGGGTGCGCACCTCGCGTTCGAGGGCGGCGAGGCGGTCAAGGACGTCTTGGGGGACGTGCGGCACTACGGCACCTCCAGATACAGGCGGGCCGTTTCCGGGCGTCCGCGTTCGGGTGGGTTGATGGACAGGCCGACCACGCGGTAGCGGGCGTCGAGGGTGTCGGGGTGCCACAGATCCCGGATGCGGAGCCGCACGGTGGCGCCGAGCAGTGCCGGGGTCACGTTGCCGCCGAGCAGTACCTCGACCTCCGGTATCTGCACGGGGGCACGGGAGGCGGCCCAGTCGGCGCGGGCGTGCGCGTTGAGCGTGCCCTGATGTTCCACGGTCGTGTAGTCGCTGGTGCCGTCGAGCCGGGGCCAGCCGGCCGACACGTCCGCGTCATCGACGAACAGAAACGACATGAGGGGGTACGACTCCTCCGCTTGATTGCGGTTGATCGTCGCGCCCCTGCTCTGCCACGCGTTCGCTTTCTGCGTGGCGTCCGTGGGCCACGTGTAGGACAGGACCGGCCCGGGGTGGTCGAGGACGATATCGGCGGTCCCTGCCCGGATCACGGGGTGCCCCAGGATGAGCCGCTTCACGCGGCGGCCGTCGGTGTCCCGATACGACGCGATCCGCCACTCGAACCCCTGCTCGACGGCGGCAAGATCGTCTATCAGGTCACCGATGGTGTGCAGGTCATAGCGCAGGTACGTACGGTCCCGGAGCACGCCCGACGTGCGCGTGTCGTACGTGATTCCGATGTCTCCGCCGGGCGTGTTCTGCACGTAGTCGACGAGCCCGCGCACAAGGTCGAGTTGGTCGACCTGTACGGCTGTCTGCGTGTCGTACAGCAGGCGCCGGTACAGGTACGACTCCCACCCGCCGCACTGCACCTGAGCGCCCAGGAACCCGCGAGCGTCCGACGAGAGAGACAGGGTCCACAGGATGCCGCCCCACCACACCTCGCGCCCGCGCTCGACCCACACGCCCGTACGGCCCGGGACCAGGGCGCGGCGCGCCCGCGCGGCAATCTGCGCGTTGGGCACTGGCACGGTGCCGCGCATGCTGCCGACTTTGCCGATGTAGTCGTCGATGGACACGCCCTGTACGGGCAGGGTGTCGAGGACTTGATCGGAGCGCAGGTCGGTGAACACCAGACGGTACGGGGAAGCGATCATGACGCCCCCCTCACGGCAGGATGTACGTCGCGGTGACGCGATAGGTGTTGTCTTGGGTGTCGTCGATCGTTCCGCCACCCGACCACGTGCGGATACGGACCGCGCCACCGGTCTCGATCAGCGCAGTCCCGGACCCGTACCCGTCCGACACGACAGCCTCGTACGGCTCAGCCGGCCGCCACCCGCTCGGAATGGTGCACAGAGTCGAGTCGGTGATGTTGCCCGCAGCGTTCGCGGTGATCGCGGCTCCGGTGCGGCGAGCCTCGATCTTGACTGTGCAAATGCCGTGACGACGTCGCCCGGTCCACGCCCGGAGCGCCCAGCCGCCCGACATGGTCAGACCAGCCGTGACGGTTTCGGTTGTCTCGACCGGCGGCCGGTACGTCCTCCATACCGCGCCGGCGGCGTCCCAGCGTTGCAGCTCCCCGCCCGCGTCCCGGTACTGGCCGTCATAGGCGCCCGTGTCGGCGAGCGCGCCACGGGGGACGATGCCGCCCACGGCTACCGTGTACTTGCGCCGGTCGAACAGGGCGGAGGTCCAGTCGATACCGCCCGCACCCGCGGACGTGCCCGCGGGCACCGTCACGTTCCACAGGGGAAGTGCCGCGTTGCCCACGGACGGGGCGACGGGAGTGTCTGACGGAGCGCCGCCGATGATCTCGATGCGGGCGAGGGTCTGCCCGGACGTGTCGTACAGGCCGTCATACACCCGCAGGACGACCGTGTCGATACGGGCGAACTGTGCGTCGCCGTCGGCGAACGTGACAGTTTCCGGGGCGTCGACGGCTACCGGATAGGCGCCCTGGGCGAGGGTGCCCTGTACCACCGCGCGCCCGACCCCGACCTGTAGCGACATCGCGCCCGCGCCCACGGCCGCGAACGGGTTCCCGCCCGGAATGACACCGGGCCGGGAGGCGAGTTCACCCGCCGGGGTCATCGCGCCGAGCGGCGCGTGTCGGGTGTCCTCGCGGGTCTGCCCGGGGCCCGTGCCACCGGGCAGCAGCCATGCAGTGCGCACGGTCACGTGGCGTCTCCTTACCAGTAGGCCGACCGCCACCGGACGGTGACGGACGCGGCGGGGTCGGTCGAACCGGGCGCGGCCCGGAACACGTAGTCGGTGGTGCCGGGGGCGAGCGTGAACGTCTGCTCGGGCACGCTGCGCGAGGTGGCACGGTCCAGCCGCGACGCGGTGCCGTTGAGAACGACCGTGCCCGCGCGGGTGTCCACGGCGAGGACGTCGCCAGCGGCAAGGGGGAGGTCATATTCGAGGACATCGCCCGTCGCCACGTTCGTGAGGGACGGCCGGTCAACCGGCCCCCGGAATTCCACGATCGGGTGCGCGGGGGCGTTGCCGGTGTTGGCGACGGACAGGGCGCCCGTACTGCCCGGCTCCCCGAATGTGAGCCCGTCCTCGCCCTCGCCCTCGCCGTCGGCGCCCGCGCGCCAGTCGAGCCCGCCCTCGGTACCGGTCTGCTCGTCCGCAGACCAGTCGAGGCCCGGCTCGGCGATCGGCAACCGCGCCGACGTTGAACGCTCGGCGAGTTCGTACCGGCGCGGGTCCGTCGCCTCGAACTCGACCGCGCCGCCCGTGATGACGCCCACCCGATAGCCGAGCGTCGTCGGGATCAGCCGGCGCGTCACCCGCGCATACGCCAGCAGCGGCCCCCGCTCATCCAGCCACACCACGAGCGGTAGCTCATCCTCGACCGGCACCGTGCCCGCGCCGAGCGCACCGACCACCGCGCCGACCTCACCGCGCGGCGCGCGAATGATCAGCTCATCCACGGTGACCGTGCGCACCTGAGACAGCAGCCGGCCCGGGAACGAGCCGTGCGCATCCGAGCGCGCCACCGTCCCGGAGTCCAGCGCGGGAAGGTCTTCCCACCCGGTGAGCGTGCGCCACCGGTACGGGGTCCCGGGGCCGAGCAGCAGGTCACCGTATTGGATGTGCCCGGGGCGGGTGACCAGGGCGCCGACGGCGGCGAGGACGTCAGGCATCGTCACCCCCTCGCCTTTGCCAGCCACGCGAGCGCGCGGGCGTTGTCATCCGGGCCGCCGTGTTCGGCGGCGTGCCAGTGCTCGACGTGCAGCAGCGCGCCACCGCCCGCACCCGCCGCGAACGGGTTACCGCCCGCGCCCGGGGCCGCCAGTGCGGGCGTGAGCGCAGGAGCGGCCGGCGGGCGTACGAGCGTCGACATGGCCCGCTCGACCGCGCCCTGTCCGCCCTCGATGCCCTTGACGATGCCCGCGGGAATCCAGCGGCCCACCTCGCGCGCCATGACGCGCGAGGGCGAAGCGATACCGAGCGCTTTCGCCACCGGGCCGGGGATGACGGACCGCGCCCAGCCCATGATCTTGTCCCGGAGCCAACCGCCCATCGAGCTGATGCCCGACCACAACCCCTGAACGACATTGCGTCCCTTGCCGGTGAGCAGACCGGACAGGGAACCGATAGCCGACGAGATCCGACCCGGAAGTCCCTGCATCCACGACGCCAGAGACAGCGCCTTATTGACGGCGGCGTCTTTCATTCCCTGGAAATAGCGGTTCGCCGCGCCGCGGAGAATTCCGCCGAGCCCCGATATCGCCTGCCCCGCACGGCCCGGAAGGCTGTTGAGCCACGCCACAAGTTCGAGCGACTTACGGACGGCCCAGTCTTTCGCGTCCCCGAAGTATTTCGAGACCATACCCGGAATGGCGCCCAGGAATGAAACGGCGCTCAGAACGTCATCCTTGGCCGACGTGACCTTCTGCACCACCCAATTCCATGCGGCTTGTGTCGCGGCCGATATCTCGTCCCAGTAGGCGACGACGAGCACGACGAGCGCGCCAATCGCCAAACCGATCCAGCCGATCGGGCCCAGCGCCATCACCCACGCGCGGGCCATCTGCATACCGGCCCACAGCGCTTTACTGCCGAGCAGCAGCAGCGCGGGAACAACAACCGCCGTGATCACAGCGGCGAACGCGTACAGCTCGGTACTGTGCTCGCGGAGAAACCCGACGAAATCCATCAGAGCGGGAATAACGGTGCCGCCGAGAAAGTCGACGAGCCCTTGCATGGCCTGCCGCTTGAACTGCTCGACCTGCGCGCCCGCGTTGTTCCGCAGGCTGTCGCCCATCTCCGCAGCCTTGCCGCCCACCTGGCCGAGCGCTTCCGTGGCCTTTGACGGGTCGAGGGAGAAAAGCGCTTTCTGCGTGTCCTCGGCTTTCGTGCCGAACAGGGCGAGGGCGATAGCCTGCCGGTCCGACTCGTTACCGACACCCCGCAGCCCGTCAAACACCTTGTCGAGCGCGGCTTTAGCCTCCGGCCCGCCCTTGGTGAACGCGGCTTGCATTTCCTTGCCGGAAAGGCCGATCTTCGCAAAAGCGGCGTCAACTTCCTTGCCGCCACCCTGCGTGATAAGAACGAATTCCTTCAACGCGTCCGCGACGACGTCCGTGTCCCTTGCGCCTGCCTGCAAGCCCTGAGACATCAGGCCCGTTGCCGTCGTGGCGTCAATGCCCAACTGCCGGAACTGTGTTGAATACTCGTTGAAAGTATCCATCAAGTCGTCGGCCCGTGGACCCATCTTTTGCATTCCGGCGGTGAGCGCGTCGAGGGCTTCCGTGCCGTCTTTCGCCAGTCCGGTTTTCAGGATCTGCCCGACCGCATTCGCGGTCTGCCCGAGGTCCAACTCGAACGTGCTGGCAAGGTCACTCACCTTTGTAGCGAGGGATTCGAGTTGCGCCTCGGTGGCGTCCGGCGGGGCGATACCGGCGCGCATCACTGCCGATATCGTGTCGGCGGCCGTCTGAAAGTCGGCCGTGACGGCATTGGAGTACAGGCGGCCGGCGAGTTCGCCGTACTTCTCCGCCTCCGCCGGGGTGGCGCCGAGCTGGGCGCCGAGCCGGCCGACGATCTGCCCCTGTTCGAGGGCTTGGCCGAACCCTGCTGCGAGCAGGGCACCTGCGGCGAGGCCGGCACCCGCCAACCCGGCCTTGAGGCTGTCGCCGAGCCTGCCGGCGATGCTGTCGCCGGCCTGCTCGGCTCCCTCGCCGCCCGCGTCCTCGACGCTGTCGGTGAGTCCTTCACCCGCGTCGCGGCCCGCCCGGACGAACCGGCCCCGCAGGTCGCGGAGACGGCCGCTGGCGCCCTCGACGACACCTTCGCCGATGCTGTCGCCGGCGCGGCGGGCGTCGCCCTCGGCGGCGGCGAGGCCGGACCGCATCGCGGACGTGTCGACGTCGATGACGGCCAGCAACTCGCCCACGGTGAGCGCCACAGCCGGTCACCTCCTTCGGTGATCCGGCGCGCGGCCGGTGCTACTGGGCGGGAATGCCGGTGATGCGGGCGATGTCCTCGGGGGAGTCGGCGCGGCGCGGTGTCCGCTGCCATGCGCGGGCGAACCGCGACTCGGGGGACAGGGCCGTCACCAGGGCCAGGAAACGGCGGGTCGACATGCGGGCAAGCTCGGGCGCCGTGATGCCGTGGTCACGGGACAAGTCACCCTCGATCGCCGACCAGTGGCGGATTACCGCTTGCCAGAACTCCCGCGCTTCGGCTTCTTCCGCCTCGCGGCCCGGTTCGGGCCCGCCGCTTTTCCCTCGGCCTTGGCCGCTTCCTGTTCGTCGTGCAGCTTCGCGGCGGCCTGCATGGTGAGGCTGCCGGGGCTGCGGACGTTGGCGACGGCGTACACCAGGACGATGCGGAATTGCCGATCCGTCATGCCCTCGCGCGCCCAGTGGTCGAGGGCGTCACGGCCGAACAGGGGCGCGAGCATGGCGCGCACGTCGTCGACGCTGGACGACTCCTGTACGCGCTCCGCCTGCAAGGTGAACATGAGCGGCAGGGAGTCGGGGAGGGTGTAGGTGCGCCCGCACACGGTGAGCGTCTGCCGTGGGCGGGCGGCCACCTCCTCGCCGAAGAACGCGTCAAAGTCGGCGGCCTCGTGTCCGTCGGGGGCCGGCGCGTCGTAGTCGTCGCCGTAGTCGTCGGCGTGGGGCCCGCTCACGTGGTCACCGGCATCGTGGTCGGCCACCCGTTGCGGCGGATCGTCGCGGCCCACGTGGTTTTTTCGTTGGTTCCGCCGCCCCTCTCGCCCGGCGTCATCGTGGCATCCCACACCACCCATGTCGTCTGGGACTTGTGGCGCCACCTCACGGGGTTGTGGGAGTCGATACCGACCGCGTTCGCCCAGACGTTGTCGATGTACGCCTGTCCCGGGTCCTGGGTGCCGGTCGTCCGGTCGACGCGGTACTGACCTTCCAGGCTGAGGGACGCGCCGCGCTGCATGACGTCTTCCTCGTAGGCGCCCTCGCTCTCGAACGCGGCCGTTTCGGCCACTTCCTCGTTCTCGCCCGGGTTGACGTTGAACGTCTGAAGGCCGGCGATCGGGAGCCACGTTTCCGTTTCGGCCTCCAGGTCGCGGACCTCGAAAATCCAGCCGCGAGCGTCGATGGGGCGCGTGGATGTTGCCATGGGTGCTACTCCTTACGGGGCGAAGGGGGGGCCGCTATGTCAAGGGCGGCGTTTGTGACGTGCTCGTGCCGCCCGGCGCTGTCGGCACCCATCGGCGAGGGGCGCGGCGCGGTCGCCAACACCAGCCATGTCCCGTCCGGCAACTGGACGCCGGCGAGGCCGTGCAGCGCGTCGCGGAGGGCGAGGCATCGTTGTTCGGATACGCGGGGGTCGGCGGTGCCGCGCACGCGGATCTGTAGGCGCGCGGTGTCGGCGTCGTCGCGGGCCTCCGGGGTCGCGTCGCCGTACAGGGTGAGGGCGACGGCCTCGCCCGGGGTGGGCGGCATCGTCCCGACGAACGTGTCCCCGCTGGTGCCGGTCGGGTCGTAGGTGATCAGGCCATGGGCGGCGAGGTATCGGGCGATCCCGTCGACGACGTCAGTCACGGAGCGCCCTCCGTACCTGCGCGGCGATGATCGCCTGTATGACGTCGGCTTCCTCGTTGAACGGGCCTTCGAGGAACTTGGCCGTGCGGCCGGCGTCGTGCCGTAGCGTCATGTCCTCGTGCTGCCGGACCGCATACAGGGTGTCAAAGCTGACGGCGGCGGTGCCGTTGGCCTCGTCGACAGTCACGGTGCCGGACCGTTCGAGGGTGCCCTCCTCGATCGGCACGCGGTCCCGGGAGACTCCGAGCAGATGCTCGGCGCCGAGCCGCGCACCCCGTCCTGCTGCCTGCTGGGCGGCGCGGGTGACGGCCTGGCCGTTCCATCGGACGCGGGCGCGACTCACTCGCAACTCACCTCCGTTGACTCCGGTACCGGTAGGCCCGGCGCGGTGTGCGGCGCGGTGGCGATGACGCGCGTCGTGCGGCCGTCGGGCAGGGTGATACGGGACTCGGGCGGGCACTGGGCGGCGAGGTCCGGGCCGGCGTAGACCGTGGCCGTGCTGATCACCTGGCGGCCGTCCGGGGCCCGCACGGTGCGCACCTTCCAATCCACCAGGGCGGGCACGTCCTCGACGGGCGGCCCGTACGTCGGCCCGTACGCGGAGTCACCCGCGTACGGCTCGACCGTGATGCGGTGCCGCAGCAACCATCCGGGGAGGTTCACCACACCACCCCCGGCAACAGGCCGGCCCGCCGTAGGACGCGGTGCGCCCGCGGGGCGAGGTCCACATCACCCGCGGCGGCGGGGCCGTCCCGGCGGTCGCCGAGCGATACCGGGCCGAGTGAGACGCTGCCCCACCGGCCGGCGGCCCCGGTGCCGTCGTCGCCGGTCGCCTGCTGGTACTCGACCTGGGCGCACGTCGCATCGGCGAGGGCCGTGACGATGTCCGGGTCCGTCGGCATACCCGCGGCGTCGGTGTCGTAGACGGCGGACACGAGTGCGTCGTCGACGTCCTCGGACGCGCGGGCGAGTAGCCGCTCGGCGTCGGCGGGGGCCGGTCGCCCGGTCCACGCCGTCAACTGCTCGGGGGTGGCGTAGACACGGGCGGCCACGGCCTACCCCTCCTTGCTGCTGGTCTTGCGGCGCGGCGCGGTCTTGCGGGTGGCGGTGCGGTCCGAGGCGGCGCCGATCTCCGGGGAGACGACCGCCGGGCCGTGCGGGTTGGCCTCGCCCGCGTTGGTCGGCGGCAGGTAGTCGCCCGGCCGCGGGTCGACGGCCGCATCCCGCATCGGCGAGCCCACGCGCACGGGCTCGACGTCGCGCGGGTCGGCCGGCTCGCGCTGCTCGGGCGCGGTCTCCTCGGCCGGCCCGTCGATGCCGTACCCGCGGGCGCGGGCCCACGCGATGACGGTTTCGTCGTCGGTCTCGGCGACGCCGTTGCGGAACTCGATTCCGCCGGGGCCGGTGCCGGTGTAGTCCTTCACGGGGCTGTGGATCTTCGCCATGGCTGGTGTCCCTCCTCGGGGGTTGTGGCGGGTGGCGGGCGGGGTCAGACGACCTTGACGCCCCGCAGGACGGCGGCGGCCTTCGTGCTCTTGAGCGCGACGCCGATGGGTCCCATCTCGACTTCGCCGGTCTTGACGGCGCCGGCGCTGTTGAAGTCGGGGAGCCACTGGGAGACCAGGTTGCCGCCGACGGTGCTGATGCCGTGGAAACCATCGAGCCCCAGACGGACGGCGTAAATGTCGGTGGTGCCGGCGGTGCTGTCGGTGGGGATGACGGGGTTGGTGGTCCCCGCGGCGGCGCCCAAGTCGATGAGCGGGGTGCCGCGCCACGTGGTGACGGTCCGGCCGAACGCGTCGAGCGTCGAGAGCTGGGAGACGTAGTCGGCGATCGACTCCAGCGCGGCGAGGGCGTCGGCGTTCATCAGGTACGCGGACGGGTCGCCGTCGAGTCGGGCCCGCAGCGCCCGAAGGTGCTTGAGCGCGGTGAGACCGGCCTCGCGGGTGGTGACGGCGGACCAGTCGGAGCCGGGGGCGCCCGCGCCGAGCACGATCTCGGTCGAGCTGCCGGCGAGGGCCTTGTCCAGGCCGTCGAACGAGTCGGCGTTCACGGCGCTGTCACCGTTGATGACGGCGTCGCTGAACGTGGCGTTGGCGGCCTTGATCTTCTGCGCCATCTGGAGCGCGACTTCGCCGGACGCGGCGGGCCCCAGCTTGGCCAGGACGCGGTCGACCTGGAAACTGCCCCCGAGTACCTTCAGTTCCGTGGTGTACCTCTGGCGGGTGACCTCGGTGGGCACGTACTCGGAGTTGATCGCGCGGAATGCGGCGGTCGGCTGGGTGACGAGACGGGTGTACCCGTAGGTGAGCGTGGCACCCCCGCCGGCGGGGTTGACGACGTCGTCGAACGTGAGGTTGTCGAGAAGCCACGACGACTTGCGGAACTCGTCGATGACCTGGAGGTCGATGGCGTCGGTGGTGTTGAGTCGGGCCTGTGCGAGGGTGACGGGCACGGCGGTTCTCCTGTCGGGTTATCCGCCCAGACGGGCGGCGATTGCGTCGGTGAGGTTGGTGGGCTGCTGGCCGGCCGGCGGCCCGGTGAACTCGGCGCCCGCACGGTGCGGCGCGGTCTGGGCGGCAAGGTGCGGGTTGGCCTGCACGGCGGCCGTGATCGCCGCCTTCACCGCTTCGGCGTCGCCCGGGTCGACCTGGGCGAGTGCGGCCATGGCCGACTGACTGTCGAGCAGGGCGACGACGTCGGCGCCGGCGGCGGGCGCGGCCGTGATCATGGCGCGCATCGTGGCGGCCTGCCGGGTGGCGTCCTGGCCGGTGTTGATGGCGCGCTGTGCCCACTGCGGGAGCCGGGACACGTCGCCCTCGGGGACCGCGGCGGGCTCGGCCTGCTGGGCGGTCTCCTTGGCGCGCTGCCGGTACTTCGCGGCCTCGGCGCGGGCCTCGCGGATCTCGTCCTGTGCCCACTGGGGGAGGCTGGCAACGTCCTGCGGCTCGCCCTGCTGCTGCGGCTGCTGGGGGTCGCCCTGCTGCTGCGGCGCGGCGGGCTGCGCCGGCTGCTGCACGTGGGCGGCCGGCACGGCGGTGACCGTGCCCGGCGGCGTGGTCGGCTGCGGCGGCGCGGCCGGTGCCGCCGGGGCACCCTGCGCGCTCGGCGCGGTCGAGGACGGGGCGGCGGGTGCCGCCGCGGCGGTCGGGGTCGGGGTCGACATGGGGGCCTCCCGGGCCTGTGTCGGGGTGGCGGGCGCGCCTGGCGCCTGCCGTGTCGGAACATGCGAAACGGCCCCCTGCGCCTGGCGGGGGGCCGTTCCTGGGGTCGTGCTGGTCTGTGGGGTGCTACGCGTCGCCGCCCTGCTCGGTGAGCGGTCGGGCTTCGGCGTAGCCGCGGAACCACGCCCTACGGAGTAGGGACGTGACGGGGTACGGGCACGGGGTCACGTGGTCGCCTTGGCCGTCGTGGTCGCCTGCCTCGCGGCCGGCTGTGATCGCCCTGGCGACGTCCTCGCGCTCTCCCATACGTCCCCCTTCATCGCTTCAACTGCTGGCCTCGGGCGTTCATCTTCGCGCCCGCGGCCCACCGTTGCGTAACGCCGGTCAATTCCTCGATGAACTCTGCTTGCGACTTGCGCGGGTTGGACTCCCACCATTCTTTGAGTTCATCGGATGCGCGGGCGTAGGCGATATGCGCGGGGCCAGCGAACAGAGACTCGATGCTGTGCCCCTTGTCCCTGTTCTTCGCGTTGAACAACTGCCCGTTGGTCGCCTCCTCGGCGGCGGCGGCCTGCTGCCAAATCCACTCCGTGTAGAGCTGGCGGGCCTCCCTGCGCGTGAGCTTCTTGAGCCCTGCGCGCTCCTGGACGCTCTGCCCGATGCCGGCCTGTTCGGCGGCGTAGGCACGGGCGAGGCGCTCCTCGAACGACAGCTCGGGGTCATCGTCGGCGTCCGGATCACGCGAGTCTCCGAACTCCTCGGCGGCGGCCCTGCGGAGCGCGTCGAACGCCTCGTCGTCGGCGTACTCCCCCCACCGCTCGGGGACGGGCGCGGGGTCGAGGACGTCGGCGAGGGCGGCGCGGTCGACGAGTAGGTCGGCCACGCTGTTGCCCGTGTCGGCCGGCGGCGGTAGGTCGACCGGCTCGCGGCGGTCCATCTCCGCGGCGATGCGCAGTATCTCGCTGCTGTCGGCGTACTGCATTGCCCACGCGAGGGCGTCATCCCCCACGGCCGTAAGGTCCGCGGCGAGGGTGCCGCCCGGGAACAGGTCGGCGAGCATGTCGCGGCGGTGTGCCTCCGCGGCGAGGGCGGCGACGTCGTCGGTGCCATGGGCGAGGGCTTCCCGCACGCGGGCGGCGAGGACGTCATCGGACAGGCCGACAAGATCGGCGCGCACCCCAGGGAGTCGGGCGGCGACGTCACGGCGGTTCATCTCGGCGGCGATCCTGAGCGCGTCGGTGGTGTCGACGTGGGCGAGGATGCGGCCCAGCTCGTCATCACTGAACACGGTGAGATCGTCGGCGAGGCGCCCGCCGGGTGCGGCGCGGTCGAGCAGGGCGGCGGCGTCCCGGCGGTCGGCTTCCTGCTCGATGCGGCGGCGGGCGCGGTCGTCGAGCAGGGTCGACCGCATGGCGGCGGCGAGGTCGTCGTCAGACATGGCGCGGACTGACGCGTCGTCGCCGGACCATACGCGGGCGGCCTCGATCTGCTCGGGCGTCGGCGGTGCGGGCGGGGGCGTGCCGTCCCTGCGGGCCCGCGCGGTCTGCTCGGGCGGTAGGTTGCTGGCGCCTTCCTGCTCGCGGTGCCGGAGCCGGCGCAAGTCGGGGTGTGCGGCGAGGTGGTCGCGCATCGCGGCTTGCCACTGGCGCACCTTGCCCTCGGCGGCGCGTCTGCCCTCCGGGGTGGTCGCGGCGGCGGCGCGCCGCTTGTACTGGCGTATGTGCCGCTCGATCTCGCGTTGCCGCTGCCCGGCCTCGTACCCGTCCGGGTCCGGCTCGGCGCGGTCCGTGCGGCTGATGCCCGGGGTGTACGCGCTGACGCTGTGGCGACAGTTCGGGTGTTGGAGTCCGGCGCGGCGGGCCTCGTCGAGACTGCCCGCGACACGGACGCGGACCATGCGGCCGTCCTCGGTCGCGTGCTCGACCTCGACCGTGCGGGCCCCGGGCGGCCCGGTGAGGGTCAACACCTGGCCTTCCCACGGGCGACACAGCGGGCACTCACGGGGCGCGTTGGACACCGTAACCAGGTCGATACCGGCGTCGGTGAGCGCGCGGGTGTGGGCCTCCGTGGCGGCACGGGCGACGGACGTACGTACGGCCATCTCGGCATAGCTGGTGAGCTGCCAACGGCGGCCGGACCGGTCCCGGAACGTGGTGACGCCCTCGTCGGCCCACCTGCGCATAGCGTCCTGCGTGGCCTGCCGGCGGGTGCCGGTGCCCAGAAGGGGCGTGGCGGTCACCTCGGCGACCACGGCCCGGAACCGGTCCACGATGGTCCGCAGGATCGACCGGTGCCGGTCGGTGAGAACCGTAACGGTCTCCTGGGCGAGGCGGTCGACGGCCTGCGCGTTCGGCGTGACGTCGTCGACCATGCGGCGCGCGTCGTCCGAGAGTGCGCCTATCTCGGCGACGGCGGCGCGGTGCCCGGTGTTGTACGCCTCCGCGACCGCGTCGTGTACGTCGAGCGTCACCGCCTTGCCCAGCTCGTCGACAACGGCCTGTGACGCGCGCCGTAGGGCCTGCACGGCGCTGAGCTTCCGCTCGGCCCACGACGGCGCGTCAAGGTCGGCGGCGAGGCTGCGCGCGATGATGCCCAACAGTCGCTCCTCGGCCTGCGCGTACAGGTCACGCGTCCGCTCGGCGAGGGGTTCCACCATGCCCGGATGGATCGGCACGGCTCACCCCCTCGCGTCACATCGGGAACGTCCCGGCGGGGTCCGGTGCGGCTCCGGTCTCCGCGAGAATCGCGGACACCTCGGCTTCGACGTCCTCGTCCGGCCAGTCGGGGTGCAGCATCTTCACCTTGGTCGCGGTCGACACGGCGCCCGCGCGGGCGAGTAGGTCGAGCGTCGTGGCGGTCTGCTGCGGGCTCTCCGCCACTCCGTCCCCGAACTCGACGCGGGGCCGTTCGGGCGTGATGCCGCGGGTGAACAAGCGCGCGTCCACCTGCAACATCACATGCAGCATGTCGGCCACACCGTGCCGGGCGTAGCCGGTCTTCTTCTTCCTGGTGCGCATGCCGCGTGCGGTGCGCGCGTCCACCTCGGTCGCGGTGACGGGCTGGCCGTCGCCGTCAAGGCCGAACGCGGCGGCGTCGTAACCGGCGGTCTGTATGGCCTGGCGGACGATGGCGTCTGAGGTGCGCTGGTGCTCGTCGACGCGGATGGCGAACTGGTTCAACGTGATGCCGGCGCCCTGGTTCGGCGGCATCTTGAGGCCGTGCCACACCTCGCGGTCGTCGTCGAACGATGCGCCCTGCCCGGGGCCCTCGCTGCGGAGGTAACCGTCTGGGACGATAAGGCGGGCGCGGGCGAGGCGAATGTCCCGCATCCATGACGTCCATGTCTCGTCGAGACTGTCGAACAGGTCGTGTACGCCCTGGTAGTCGCTGCGGCCGATGGGCGCGGTGCGGTGCAGCCGGTTGGGCAACATGTTGGGGATGTACGCGGCGGTGAGCTGCGGTATCCCGGTGGCCATGCTGTCGCCGGTGGTGTCGAGGGTGGCGGCGATGTCGGCGGTGTCGGGGTGCTCGGTGAGCGGTACGCGCCGGCCGATGCTGGCGGCGGTCCCCTCGTACAGGGCGTGCTCGATGTGGCCCGGTATGTGCCGCTCGATGTGCCGCCATACGCGGGTGTTCGTCGACCCCTCCAGCTCCCGCCAGAACATGACGGCCCTGAGCAGGCCGAATCGGAACTCGGGGATAGCCGCGTCGGGCTGCATGACGGTGAGCAGGGGCCGCGGTGCGAGGTCGCGGTCCCACGTGACGCGGAGGAACACGCCACTGAGGGCGGCGGCCTGCTCCGCGGCGCCGAGCAGGGTCTCTTGGACGTGGCCCTCGTCGAGCAGGACGTTAAGCCGGTCCTGTGTCGCGGTGTCGCTGACGGTGATGGTGGGCATGTCCGCGAACAACAGGTCGGCGCTGGTGCGGGCGATGTCGCCGGGCAACGGGACGTGCAGCCGCGTTTCCCTGGTCGGCACCCGCAACTCCGCCGAGCGGCGGCCCCAGAGTTTCCGGCGCTCGCGCACCTCCGGGTGGCGGCCGTAGACGCGGGCGAGGCGCGCCCGGTCTCCGGAGTACCACGCATCATCGACTTCCATGGCGCGGTAGTACGGGGCCCACTGCGGCGGCGGCCACGCGGTCCCGTTTTCAGGCAGTGCCATCGGGGCTCACCTCCTCGCCCTGGTCGTCGTCGGCGCGGTCGAGGGCGTCGGCTGCGGCGCGGAACAACTCGGCGAGGCTGCCCGCTACGGTCTCGCCCGGGTCGAGGGTGAGCGTGCCGACCTTGCTGGTGTAGTCGCCCACGGTGAGGATGACGGGCAGGGAGACGGGGGACACGGTGACGGCCATGGTGGCGGCTCCTTACGCGGCGAGGGTGAGTAGGTGCCGCCACTCGTGGGCGGTCGAGTGGACGACGTAGCGCAGCGCGTCGACGCTGTGGTCATTGATCTTGACGGGCTTGTCCTCGCCCTTCTCGGCGGCTTTCTCGTCCCACACGTAACCGGGCAACTCGTCGAGCAGGCCGGTACAGGATCGGTGGATGCGCAGCAGGCCGGCGGCGAGCAGTGACGCCACGGACCGGATGCCGTCGACGACCTCGTTTGACGCGCGGGCGAGGTTCGGAAACCCGTCTTCGTACGCCTGCGTAATGAAGCTCGCGGCGGACGGGTCGACGAACGACCACTCGGGGGTGACGCCCTTCGGCGCGGTAGCCGGCGCCCCGGGCGGTCGGTAGTCGGCCAACCATGCCCGGATCGCTGCCGAGTACTGCGCATCGGTCATCTGCCGTTGCGCCTGGCGGGAGTCGTGCCGCCACTCGGCGCACGCGTACAGGCGGCCGTCGACTCCCTCGCCGAGCAGAATCACGCTGGTGGCGTTGACGGTGCCGTAGTCCATGCCGATCCAGTAACGGCGCATCTCGGGCAGGGTGTCGACGACGTGCTCAGCCTCGTCGAACGCCTCGTAAATGGCGCCCTCCGCCATCACCCATAGGCCCTGTACGTTCCGCTTGTAGAACAGTCCCCGGTGACTGGCCTTGATGCGCGCTTTGTACGCGTCGTCAAGGCCCGGGTTGTCATCCAACTGGAAGTGCCATGACCTGAGCCGGTTCTCGCGGGGCCTCAACAGGTACTCCTTACGGAGCCAGTGTTGAGGGTTGTCCGGGTTGGTCGTGCCGAAGATTTTCGAGTCGGGTACCGAGCAACGCGCGGTGAGCTGGTCGACGAACGCTTTCGGGAGCGTAGTCAGCTCGTCTCCGTACGCGCCCGAACAGGTCAAGCCCCTGACTTTCGGCTCGGCCTGGGCATCGTTGGCGCCAATGCAGTGCACGGTACGTCCGAGTACGGACGCGGTTGGTGCGCCTGACGTGTAGTGGATGTCTCGGGCGAGCGGCCCGAACACGTTCGGGTTGGTGAGTGGCCCGAACACGTTGCGGGCGAGGGAATCCCTCGTACGCCCGACCATGACCAACTCTCCGCCCTGCGGCGGGTCGGCCACGTAGTCGAGCCATCGGAGCAGGCTGGCGATTGTCTTGCCGCTCCGAACGCTGCCTTCCCACACGTTGAAGAAAGCGACGGCCTCGATGATCGAATCGACCTGTTTGGGGGACAGGGCGAGGGCGCTAGGCATCGGCGTCGGCCTCCGACTCCTGGTGCTTCGGGGGTGGTCCGCCGTGGCGGGCGGCGTAGTCGCGGGCGAGGCCGGCCATAAGTTCACCGATCACCGAACGACTCTCGGCGGCGCCGTCGTCCTTCGGCGGCACCAACTTGAGCGACCGGTCGAGGGCGGTGGCGACGATTCCCATGATCGCCCGGCGGTCTGCGGGGGTCGGCTCGGGCTGCAACTTCTCGTCGTACTCGTGGTCTTTCCCGCCCCAATCCCAGTAGAGGGTCGGCGCGGTGAGCTTGCCGGCTTCGCGTTCGGCGATGTCCTGTAGGCGCTCGGCGAATGCGGCGCGACGCTCGGCGAGGTCGGCTTTGCGGGCGATGGTGGCGGCCTCGACCTCGTGCCCGCGCTCGAACGTGAGCGGCGGGTCGAACTGGCCGGCAATCTTCGACACGGTCGAGGGGCTGCGCTTGATGGCGCGGGCGATGTCGTTGCGGGACATGCCCTGGGCGTGCAGCCGGCGGACGGCGGCGCGGTCCTTGTCGGTGATGGGGCGGCCCATAGTGGGTCACCTCCTCGGCGCGGACACAGGAACGCCCCACCGCCACGGGGGCGCGGTGGGGCGTTGTCGGTGGGGCGCTATGCGGTCTTGCAGAACTCGCCGATAGTCGCGTTGATCTCCTTCGCTTCGGCCTCGGTCACCTCGTGGCCGTTGCCGCTGAATCGCTGCTGCGCGGTCCACTCCAGCCGGCCGGCTCCGCCGTTGATCGCCATGCACTGATTGCGGGCGTTGTCGATGGCGTCGTCCTCGTCGGCGGTGAGCGCGGGGTCGACGGCGGCGAGGGCGGCGAGTAGGTCGGCGCGGTCCTGGCCGGTGGGCTCCGGGGGCAGTCCTACGGCGGCGGCGGCCGACTCGGCGGCCTTGTCCGGGGCGCTGCTGCTCGCGGCGGGCTTCGCGTCGGGCTTGCTGTCGTCCTCGCTGCTGCACGCGGTGAGCGTGGCGAGGGCGGCGAGCAGGACGGCGGCGGCGGTGGTGCGGTTCACGGGTGGTCCCCCCACGGGTCGGGTGTGTCTGGTGTGAGACACGGGAGGGGGCGCGGTGGTTGCACGCGAACGCCCCGCCGGGTGGGGGCGGGGCGTTCGGTGTCCGGGCATGCCGGGGTCGCCCCCGACTTTAGGTCACGGAAAGGTCACGGTGCAACCTGCGGGCGGGGGTGGTCGCGTCCGGTCGCCGGCGCGGCGGTGGCGCGCTCCTCGGCGACGATGCGGCGCGCGGTGGCGGCCATGCTGGCGCGGCGGCCGTCGGCGGCGGCGCGGAGGTAGCGCCGGATCGGGTCGGGCAGTGCGCCGGTTCGCGGGTCCATAAGGCAATTCAGGTCTTGGACGAGCGACGGGTCGAGGGGGTGCAGTAGGCGCGGCGCGGGGGTTGCGCCGCTGGTCGCGGGGGGTGGCGCATCCTGCGGCGCGGTGGTCGGCTCGGTGGCGGCGAGGTCACGGCGCACGGTGTCTTTCCCGATGTTGAGCCGGCGCGCGATGGCGCGGGCGGACAGTCCTTCGGTGTCGGCGAGGTGGCGCACGGTGGCGCGTCGGGCGGCGACGGTGTCGCGGGTAGGGTGGGTGGTGGCCATGGCCGGGGGTTGCTCCCGTCTGTGGTTAGTCGGGCCCGTCCGGGGGTGTCGTCCCCGTGTACGGGCCCGCGCTGCTGTCTGGGCTACTGGTCGCGGTCCTGGCGGCGCCGGTGCTCGCGCAACACGCGGTAGACGTAGGACTCGGTTACGTCGAGCGTTTCGGCGATGGCTTCGACGGTCCATTGGTCCTCGCGGGCCTCCGCCATGAGCGCGGGCAACGCCTCTTCGGTCTGCTTCCACTGGCGGCGGACGTAGCCGGCTTTCTGCATGCGGAAGAGAACCGATTCAGAGCCCTGGTGGGTGACCTCGCGCGTGACCTTGATCGTCTCGGCGAGTTTTAGTAGTTGGTCGAGCACGTGCTCGGTGACGGAGTCCTCGACGTGCATGGGAAACGGCTTGTCGGTCACGGGTTCCTCTTGGCGTTTGGGCCCGCCCGGCGCGGTGCCGGGCGGGCGGTGGGTGTCAGGTGAACAGGGCGCCCTGTTCCGTGGCCGGTTCGAGGGCGAACAGGGCGTCGCCGGCCGACTGCTCGCCGATCCACTCGCCTCGCCACGTGCCCTCGGTGGCCTCCGCTTCGGTGACCAACTGGGCGGCGGTGCGCCACTCGTCGGCGATCAGGTCCTCCGGGTCGAGGGTGACGAACTCGGGGCAGATCGTCGGCGCGGTGGCGCGGGCCTCGCTGAGCAGGTAGGCCGTGCGGGCGGCGGCCTGCTCGGCGGCGGTGGCGCGGTAGATGTGGCGGCGGCGCGGGTCGTGGTCGCACTGGTCGCCGTGCAGGGTGCAGCGCACGGGCTCGGCCTCGGCGGCGTCGATGGCCTCGCGGGCAATCGGGCTGACTTCCCGCTCATGGTCAAGGGCGGCGCTCAACTCGGCGAGGGCGGCGCACCATTCGGGGTCGGTCGGGTCGAGGTTCGTGCGCACACGCTCGGCGGCGCGGCGGCTGCGCTCCCGGGCGGCCTGGGCCTGCGCGTTGAACAGGGGTTCGCCGGCCGGGGCCTGCTCGACGGTGGGGTTCGCCTCGGGGGCGTCGGCGGCGGCGGCCTCGGTGAGGGCCTGCTCGGCGTCGGCCTGGTCCTCGGCGCGGGCGAGGGGGGCGCCGATTGCGTGGGCGGCGTCGACGGCGGCGCGGTGTGAGGCGGCGAGGCGGCCCTCGACGGTCGGCGCGGTGCCGTCGCCGTGGAACTCGCCGTGCGCGGTGGTGACGGCGACGGGCCATGCGCGGTCGAGGTAGGCGACGGCCTGCTCGGCCTCGACTACCAGGACGTCGCCGGACCGGATTCCCTCACTGCACTGCGAGGCGTTGTAAGCGGTCGCGGTGTCCTCGAACCGAAGCGTGATGATCTGCGGGGCGTGGCCGGCGGTGGCGAGCCACTTACGGGCGGCGCGCTTCTGGGCGTCGGTGGCGTACGCGTTGCCGAGCAGCTGCTCGGCGCGGCGGCTGATCACGTGCAGCGCGGTCATGCTGCGGGGCTCGAACACCAGGGTTCGGCCGCGCCCGCGGCGGGCGGAGTCAAGGGCGGCGCGGGTGTCGAGGTCGAGCGGGGGCTCGTCGGTGAGGTGGTCGGCGAGGGCTCCGGGGATGGTGACGCTCATGGGGGTTGCTCCCTTGGTTGGTGGTGCCGGGTGTCGTCCGGCACTGCCCACTGTACTCGGTTCTGTACTTGGTACACAAGGGGGTCGAGGGAAGGGGCGCGGCCCCTGCTCGCCACGCCCCTCGCCCTGCTGCGCCTACTGCTGCTCGCGCTCCCTCGCCGCCTGCATCGCCACGTACAGGCCGGCGAGGTCGGCTCCCCGCCACGTCCGCCGGCCCCGGTCGAGGACCGCGGGCGCGCCGCATCCCTCGCCCGTTGCGCAGACGACGACCGGTTCCCCGCCGGGGCGGGTGTAGCCGGTGAGCTGCCCGCGGCACCACGGGCACGGGTCGGGAAGGGTGGTGGTGCGGCCGTCGCGCTGTAGGGCCCGCTCAACGGTGCGGCGGGCGTACGCGGCCACGCCGGCGAGGGCGTCGAGGACGGCGGGCGGGGTCGGCGCGAACAGGTCCCCGTGCCGCTCGTCGAGGGCGCGGCCCTCCAGCCATACGGCGGCCCAGTGCAAGCCGTGGGCGCGGCTGCCGGCGCTCGCGGCGTTGCCGGGGCCTATGTCGCGGACGGTGGGCAGGTGCCATCGGGCGGGGTCGTTGCGGTCGTCGGGGTCGAGGATGTACCCCCCGGTGGGCGCGGTGATGAGGCGCGGCGGCCGTTGGACGCGGACGGCGAGGGCGTCGCACGACTCGAACAGGGCCCGCTCGACCTGGCACGCGGCGTCGAGGGCGTCGAGATTCAACGGTGCGGGGTGCTCGCGGAGGGTGAGGGGGAGTCGGCCAACGGCGGGCGCGTCGTCGTGGTCGTTGTCCGGGGTGAGTAGGGCCCGGATGTTGTCGCGGGGTGGCCACTCGGTGGCGGGCGGGCGCTCGATGGCGGCGAGTAGGTCTCCCCACTGCTCGCGGACGGCTCGCAGGTCTTCGGCGGTGCGGCGGCGGGCGGCGGACTCGGGGGCCTCGTCGACGTAGGCGCCGGCGGGGGTATATCCGGTGGTCGTCATGGTCGGCTGCTCCTGGCGGTGCGGGCGCCCCGTGCGGGGGCGGGGCGCCGGGGCGGTCACGGGCGGGCGGGCGCGTGCTTGTAG